GGTGGCATTTGTTGCATGGCAATCATATCTGCTTTCATTTGTATGTGCTGCATGATGTGACTGATTATATTTGCTTGTACTTGTGCGTTTGTTTGTACTGGTTGCAAGCTGAGTAAACTTGAATGTGCTGCAATATGTGCATCGTGATTTTGTTGTGGAAATGCTTGCGCCATACCACCCATCAATAAAGTGCTGTTTTCCATACCTGCCTCAACTGGCGAAGGCTCAGAAGGAGGAGGTGGTAACAATAGGCTATCTATATTGTCTACGCCAAGACTTGCATACATCCTCCTGTATGCCTCGTACACTCCACCAGGGCCGTGTATTTCTGGGTTACTTTGCACTAATTGCATCATTTCTTGAGCCATTACGATTCTTTGACTCGTAGAGAATATATCAGGGTTACTGATAGGGAAAATGTCTACTCTGCCGTCAAAATCTGACTGTTTTATCTCATTTATACCGCCAGATACCTGATAAGGGTAAACTGGGGGCAAACTATCGGCTAAAATGTCTGCCAAGAGTCCAAATTCTTTCTTTTGCGCGTTATGTAGACGTTTATGTATGGCACTCAATACTTTAGTGGACTTTTCCATCAAGGCTAGTGTTGTTCCTACTGGTGCTTGCGAGTTTCCTTCTCCAACTGCTATCTCTGCAATCGAAGCAAACCTCTGACCTGATTGAACGAGTAGTCCTAATAGGTTAAGTAGTGTGCCACTTGGCTCTTTGAATGGTAATGGCTGTATTGCTTCTCGTAATGATCCTGCTGGTGCATCTACATCCCTAAATTCACCTGGTTGTATGGGTTCATCTTCATTTCTGATGCGTATTCCTCTGGTTTTGAAGCCTGCTGGTAGGTTTGATAGCGTTCCAGCATCAATTAATTGTCTCAAAATAGAGGTAGAAGCCTTAGATAGACCACCAATCATGTGAGTTAGACCAAATCCGTAGAATCCAAGTCCAGGTAAGAACTTAAAATGCACAAAATACTCTATTTTATTGCGCATCGGGTCGTCTTCTCTAAAATTACGCCTAATTGCGAGTATATTTTCAGTATTTGAGTCAATTGTGACGATATATGGCAGTTTTACGCCTGTTTCTTCACCGTCTTCGCCCATATCTTCAAAGCCTTCAAGGTCTAAATTGCAATGAACCTCGTATAAAACGCACACTTCTCCAGTATCATACGAAGGTTCTAAACCTTCTAGCTTCTCTTTTTCACTTTCCAAGCCAGAATAGTTCTGATTTTCATCATCTGGCTGTAATTCTAGCTTACGATAGAAGCCAATTGCTTGTAATTTACGCACATCGTTCTCTGGCATTTTAATTACGTGACTGATTCTGGGGCAAGACTCCAAATCGGTAGTGTAATAAGGAACGATTAAGTCTTCAGGTGCTACAAATTTTGATACTGGTCGCTGTAAATTTTCATCGTAGTAAACTTTTTTGAATGCAGAACCTGCAAGTGGTAGATAAAACAACATCTGATCCAAATCTTCGTCGTATTCCTCCATTACATGCAAGATTTCATAATTCATAAACTCACGCACTCTTTGCGCTTGTTCTTCAACAACTGAATCGTATGCACCAACCACCTGAGTTTTGACAGGGCCACCAGCAGGCAGTAATTCTTTATATGCTTGCGCTTGGAATTGAGTGACGGCTTCTCCCAATAATGGGTGCGTAACACCGCTTGCGCCTTCAAATGGTTCTGATCGGGTTTCATCGAATTTCATACCAAGATATTTCAATCCATCGGTATATGTTTTTTCCCAATCTTCTCTACTTGATCTATCTGATTCAATAGCTGCCATAAGATCAATATATATTTTAGATAATTCTGAACCAGAGACGACTTCGGCAAGATTTTCTCCAAATTCAGAAGTCATCATCATTTCTTCTTCTGGCCCTAGTATCGCTGAACCGTCCTCTTGCATTTGTATATCGGATTCTTCTATACCCTCAATAACATCAACTATTTGTTCTTCTTCGACGCTAGTAGTATCTTGAGTCGTTGACATATCAACTATATCTGGTGCTGGGTCTGGTGTTAAACGCTCTATTGCCATTAGTAATAAATCCTTTGTCTTACGCCTCTGTCTTCATCTTCATAATCAGAAGCTAAACTTAAAAAACCACCTTCGCGGAATCGCATGATAGCTTGGGTCATAGTATCACATAAATCATCGTTTTTTCCAAAAGGAAAAGAAGCACACTCTTCAATCATCTCTTCAGCAAACATTCTTTTAGGTGCAAAGACCATACCAGCTTCAAATACAGGAGCGACTGAGTGCATACGTGAGTGCTTATCATGGCCTCTAGTCGGACTGTAATTTACAACAGGAATACCCATTCTTCGCAGTTCTTGCGTTAATGGTGTACCAGATGCTTTGGCCTCTATTAACACCATATCGGTTTCCCAATAAGTGTATTCACGCATAGCGATTTCTTTTAGTTCAGGAAAATCCCATCTACCTCTTTGACAATCTAACAGTATGATGCAATCCGTACCGTTTTCTTCATTACGGAATACTCCCCAAGTAGATATTGCAGAGAAGTCTGCCGTTTCTTTTCTTGAAAATGCAGTATCGTATGACTGCATAATATATTGCACACCAGGTAAATTATCGCTCTGCCATCTTTGCCACCAGTCGCGTTTAATTATAGAGCCTTCTTCAGATGTAGGATTTTGCATCCACTGAGCGTTCCATTTGATGCCAGGCAGAGATGCTTTTACTTTAAGTAATTCGTCTTCTGGCCAGAACTCAGGCCATAGAGGTTTTTCTGAATCAGGAAATATTGCAGGAAACTCAATCACCTCCCATTGGTCAGCCATCGGTTCTGCTTGCGCATCGATTAATTTTGCAGTCAAATCTATCGCGCTCCAACGTGTCATCACCAAAACAATCGCACCGTTTGGTTGCAGACGTTGACGAGGGCCAGAAGTGTACCATTCATACGCTGATTCTAAGGCAGATGCACTTAACGCATCTTGTTCTGAATGAGGATCATCAATAATCAATAGATCCGCACCACGTCCTGTCACCGCACCTCCTACACCTGCAGCAAAGTATTCGCCACCTTTATTGGTTTCCCAACGACCAGCCGATTTGTTGTCGGCTTGTAATTTTACTTCAGGAAATATTTTTTTGTATTCTTCTTGATCCATCAAGTTACGAACTTTACGACCGAATCGTACTGCCAGTTCCCCTGTATGCGTAGTCTGCATAATTTTCATCTTGGGTTTGAGTCCCATAATGTATGAGGGAAAGAAAGTAGAGGCAAATTCACTCTTAGTATGTCGAGGTGGCATATTAACGATCAGACGTTTGCATTTACCTTCTGCGACTTCTTGGAGTTTTTCTGCGAAAATTTTATGGTGTCTACCGCATATAAATTCAGGCCATATTTCATTAACGTAGTTAAAAAAACTACTTTGACATCTTTCTTGTATTTGGTAGTTATCTAGTTTTTCTTTCAACATCAGAGCTTCTTTTAGCTCTGCTTCGGTAAGACTTGATAGGTTCATTTATTTTTTTTTCTTAAACTTTCTCGTAATTTTGCAATATTTCTATCAAAATCTTCTTTTGTACCCATTAGGGATTTTTCATAATCATCGTGAATCTTTTTATCTTCTTTTGATATAGATTTTCTAAGACCGTCTGCTCTTGACTTTTTTTCATTATAAGTTTTTAAATCTATATCGTCGCCAAATCGCATGTATGAGTTGTAACTACTCATAGCCTGATAATCAAGCGAATCAGCTTCTCTTAGTATTTTCTTTACTCTCTTGAATATTGCTAGAGGTGGTACTGTCATCATCGCAACATCTGTCGCGTCTTGAGGTAATAATATGTCTGCGATTCCACCGCCTACGGTCTTGAGTGTGGGTAAAACATTTTTGAAGCTGCTTGGATCAAAGTCGTAATACTTCTCTGACTCCATAACAATATTTACTGGATTGACTTTTGGTAAATCAGCCATTACATCATCTGCGATAATTCTGCATCAATTGGGTTAGCTTGCTGTCCTTGCTCTACTATCGCTTGCATCACCATTGCGATATCTTGATCGCTGAGTCCCATTTCTTTGAGTGCAGCAATAATCTCTTCTTCGGATGCGCCTGATTGCATCATTTGCATCACCATATCCATAATCTGCTGTACCGCAGCCATTTCTTCTTGGCTAGGTTGCATTTGAGGTGCTTCCATATCCATTGTTCCACGTGAAACATCTTCGAGTGCCATATCTATTTCACCGCCCTCTGCCATTCCAGGTTTTGGTTTCGCTGCTTCACCAGGGCCTTTTGATTTGTTTTTTTTCATCTGCTTCAAAACTTCTATTTGTACATCAGGAGAATTAATATTTCCTGTTCTAATCAATCTTTCAACAAAAATAGGCATAGACTCAAAAGCACCAGTAAATATACCTCCCACGTTTTTCAAAGCTTTAAGCATTGGATCTCGTTCTTCTGCACCTAAACTTAAAAGATATGTAGCAAGTTTAGCCTCATCAAAAATGGTGTCTTTTTTTACTTGTTCTAATTTTGCTATTTCTGCATCTATATCTATTTCACCGCCATTTGCTTTCTCAATAACGCCTCTACCTATAAGGATATCTTTCTGCGTCACTACGCCATCGCCTGATAGGTCTGGAAAGGATGCTTCACCGCCATTTTTCATTGCTATCGTCTGACCTGGGAACATTTTATCAAAGGGATCTGTTTCTCTTTCTAATTCTTCGATTTCTAAATCTATTTGTAACATTCGTTCTTTGAATTTTTGACTGTCAAGTATACCCATAGCATCAAGATTGCCTAGTCTGACTTTTTCTGCTTGTAACTCTTGTATTCTGGATTCATTCATATTCTTCCTCTCATAACTAGATTTGGAACACCCATAAATGGTGCGATCCCTTGATTATTTGCTGCTACCGTTTCTATTGGTTTTGGTACATTAAACCCCGAAACCAAATCATATTCAACATTCGGAGGTGCAACTCTTTCTGGTATGGTACTGAATGGGGCGTTGGCAGGTGACATCGCACCGCCAAATCCTATTCTTGATTGTAAGTCTGCTAAAGCTCTTGCTGTTTCTTCGCGTGTTAATTTGGGTCTAGGTACACCAAATTTTTCCATATATTCTCTTTCA